TTTGTTGCATCGGCCAGAAAGATTACGGCAGCGCCGTTCCAGTTCGAGGCCGCTGCGCTACCGGCTGTGACGATGAAGCCGCTGGTCACGCTTTCCGTGGCGCTCGTAGTCATTCCGCTGCTGACATAGCCCGTGGTTTCAACGCCCCCAACGGGTCCGATACGGACCCGAATGCCGCCGGTTCCGTTCGTGCTGACGTTTTGCAGCATCACCACGATCATCTGCGTGCCTGCCGGAATCCCGGTGAAGTTGATGGCAGTTCCGCTCGTCGACGCCTGCTCGGTCGCCGCCGTGAACAGCGCCCCGGCTGCCAGCTTGGCGTTCGTGACAGTGCCGTCGCCCGGCGTGCCGATGCTAACCGCTTCGACGACGCAGAACTCGATGTTCGACGTGCCGGTCGGCGGCGCGGTCGAGAACGTTAGCGTCGACCCGGACACGCTGAACGTGTCCTTGTGCTGCGCGACGCCCGAGATCGTCACGAAGACGTTGTTCTCGTGCGCCGGCGTCGCGGGCAGCGAGAACGCGGTCGTGCTGTCGTCGCCGCTCGCCTGCGAGACCGCGAACGACGAGGACGCGCTGCCGACCGTGGCGCCGCGGAAGTTGAAGAAGTAGCCCTGCGACGTGCTGGTTGCGATCAGCAGCGGCTTGCTGATCTGGCCCACGGTGCTCGGCTCGGTCGCGGTCAGTTGGCCAGCGGTGCCGGACAGGAAGTACACCGTCCCGGCGGAGAGCCCCGAGAGGCCGGTGACGTGGCCGCCGCTCGTCAGCACGAAGTTGTTCGCGTCCGTCACCTCGCTGACGATTCCGACCACCTCTGCGGTCGCCGCTGCGTCGGCGTCGGCGAGCGCGTGGATCGTGCCGTTGAAGTACAGGACGTTGCCGACGCTGAACCCGTGGCTAGTCTCGTTGACGCTGCGCGTCGTGCCGCCGCCGCCCGCCGCGTCCCACGAGAGGGTGCCAGCGCCGTCGCTTTTCAGCGCGTAGCCGGCGACGGTCGCGTCTGCGTTCGGCAGCGTGTACACCACGTTGCCGGCGAGCGCCGGGGCCTTGAACCCGGTGTAGTTGGTGCCCGAGCCCGAGGGCTCCATGAACCGCAGCTCGGAGGCGCTCGCGGCGCCGCCGACCGTGACGTGGCCGCCGCCTGTCACGAGAGCGACGAGGCCCTTCGTGCCGTGCGAGGTGCTGTTGAGGGTCAGGTTCTCACTGGCCCCCGTGCCGCCGGTGACGGTCTGCCCGCTGGAGCGCCCCGCCAGCAGCGCGTACTGGGTGTGGTCGTCGTCCGCCAGCCCGGTCAGCGCCGCGCCGTGGTCGAGCGTGCCGCCCTCGCCGGCGCTCTGATGGCTGTGGGCCGCGTCGGTCCACGCGGTGTCCCAGTCGAGGCCGCCCCACGCGAGGCCGCCGGAGCCATCGGTGGTGAGCGGCGCGCCGGCCGAGCCGTCGGCCGCCGGCAGAGTGTACGTGACGTTCCCGGCCTGCGCCTGCGCCACGAACGCGGTGTAGTTGGTGCCGGAGCCCGAGGGCTCCAGCAGCCGGATCTGCGACGCCGTCGCGCCCCCGCCGACGATGACGTGGCCGCCGAGGTCGTTCAGCAGGATGCTGCCGACCGTCGCGTGCGACGTGCCGCGCAAGGTGAGGCTGTCGGCCGAGCCAGTGCCGCCGCGCAGAATCTGCCCGCCGGCGCGACCGGCCAGCAGCGAGTACTGGCTGTGGTCGTCGTCCGACAGGCCGTCCAGCTCGCCGTGATCGAAGACGATCCCGGCCCCGGACCCGGCGCCCCCGACGAGGCTAGCGCGGTCAGTTCCCCACCCAGCGGTCAATTGACCCTCCTGTTACTTGCGGCGCCCGCCCGCCTGCAGCGGGATGCGGTTCGGCGCCGATTCGGCCTCGGCGTCCACGATCGGGAGGCCGTCTTCGTCCACGCGGACGTAGTCCGGATGGCCGAGCATCTCCTTCATCTCCCAGTAATGCTCAACCTTGAGCAGCGGGGCCTTGGGGTTCGCGGTGCAGCGGAAGAAGTACGCCATGTTTCGCTCCTGTGGGGTTACAGCGTGTAGAATACGTAGCCGACCGCGTTCGTGCCGGTCATGTCGATAGACACCCCGACCTCGAAGAACAGCGGGCGCGGGAAATCCTCGGACGTCGAGGTAGCGAACAGCGACGCGCCGCCGTCGGTGACCTCCTCGCTGTGCACTTCGGCCACCGGGTTTCCGGTGACCGTCGCGGCGTCGTGCAGCTTCATGCTCGCCGTCGCGCTCGTGGTGCCGTTGATGACCTGAATCTTGTGGACCTTGGTGTGCTTCGGCAGAGCGGCGTCCGTGTCGCCGGTCACGCGGAGAACTTTGCAGTGGTCGTACATGCGCTATTCCTTCGGTTGGTGCTGCTTGTAGATATCCGTCAGGCCCAGCTCGGCGAGCGGGTCGACGCGGTACTCGTACGTGCCGATGTGGCCAAGCTTCACGCTCGGGTCGACCCAGCCGGTGATGCCGAGATCCCGCAACTCGCGGAACATCTGCACGTCTTCGCCGGCCTTGTCGAGCGTGAACGCCTTGTACACGTGCCGTTCGCCGCCCGGGACGAGCGTGGACTCTTTCTGCTTGCCCGCCACCCACTTCTCCAGCACGTGGCGGCGCATGATGGTGAACCCGAGGCCCGTTCCGGTCGTCTTGACGAGCCCGAAGCTGTTCAGCTCGTACTCGTCGCCCGGCGTGTTGAGGATCACGTGCGGCGGCGTGGTCTTCGACGGGTACAGACCGCTCACGACGTCGAAGCGCGTCGACAGCGCGCACAGGTACACGAAGTCCTCGACCGACCACGACATGTCGCTGTCGATCCAGAACAGCACGTCGGCCTTCGTCGTGTCGAGGAACAGGGTCAGAACCGCGTTCCGGGCCACGCTGACGATCGACGAACCGGCCACGCATAGCATGTCGTAGCTGATTCCGCGCGAGATGAGGCCGCCGGTGGTCCGCGCGAGGCTCAACATCGTCTGGTACGGCACGTGGGAGCCGCACGGCATGCCGATTGCGACTCGGAAGTTCTTCGGGAGGGCCAGTTGCTTGCTCATACGACCTCCGCGGGGGCTTCCGAGTAGATTTCCGAGAGCCCCATGGCCGCTACGGGGTCCGCGAGGTACTCTTTGGCACCGACGTGGCCGATTTCGAGCGTCGGATCGAGCCAGACGTCGTATCCGAGATCCCGGACGTCCGAAAAGAACGCCATGTCCTCTCCGAATCGCCGCCCGCCGAGGTTTTCGAGCCGAAACACGTCGCGGACGTGCAGATTCGGCCCTTCGAGGTGCACCATCGGCTTCGTTTCGGCCAATCTCTCGATCACTTCGCGCTTGACGCACGTGAACCCGAGCCCGAGGCCCTTCACGCGCACCAGACCGTGCTGGTTGACGGCGTACGGCTCCGAATCCGTGCGGATGACGAACTCTTTCGAGTCCCGCTTGAGCGGATACGTGCCGGCGACGACACTGTAGCTCGTCGCGAGCGCCAGAACCTTCAGGAAGTCGTTCGGATGCCAGCTGACGTCGCTGTCGATCCAGAACAAGTACTTCTTGTCGCTCGCGAGGAAGTGGTGCACGACCACCGAGCGCGCATCCGTGACGATCGAGGACCCTGCGACCGTGCAGAGGTCCATCGGGATGCGCCGCAGGCCGGCCGCGAAGGCGGTCTGCGCGAGGGACGAGGCGGTTTGCCACGGGACGTTTGGCCCCGTGGGCAGCCCGATCATGACGGACGTGTCCGCCGGGTCGAGCGCGATGGTAGTTCGCTCCATGTTCGCTCCGTTCAAGTTGGGGGCGCTTTCGGCGCGCCCCCGTAGCCGTATTACGTCACCGCAGCCGAGAACGGCGTGGCGCTGGTGCCGGTCGTGAAGCTCTTGACCGACACGAACCACTTGCCGGCCGCCACGTCCACGGCTTCGAAGGTGTCGCCACCCTTGCCGCCGGTCGTGCCGTCCGTGCCGTGCCACTTCATCGTGTCGTCCGTCGCGGTCGCGAGGAACGACAGCATCGCCGCAGTGGCCACCGCGGTCGAAACTTCGCTCGCGGCAACGCCGGCCATCACGTCCGCCGCGGAACGAACCGCGATGGTGATGACCTGCGTCTGCACGGCCGCGTTCAGCACGCGGACGCGCCGACCCGACCCGACGGCCGCCGGCAGAGTTACGCCGGCAGCAGCCGTGTAGGCCGCGTTGAGCACCACGACGATGTCGTTGGCATCGGGGGAGGCCCCGAGGTCCAGCGTGCCCGCCGTGGTCTTGAGGGTGATGCTCGGGTCCGAACCGAACCCTTGGGAGAGACGAGACATGGTGTGTGTCCTTTCGCTTTGTGGGTTGAGGTCGGGGCGACTTGCGCCGCCCCTAGCCCATTACGCCGTCATCGCGATGGCCACGCCACCCTTGTCGTACGCTTCCACGACGCCGAAGATGGTGTCCGCGGTCAGCAGGGTCGCGAGGTACTCCTGCTTGTACTGCGTCTGCACGCGCGGGCCGAGGACTTCGCCGAGGATCAGCGCGTCCTTGTGCGCGAGCAGGCCGATACGCGCGCCGGCCGAGGTCGTCGGGCAGTTCGCCGACACCGCCACGTCCACGCCGTACACGTCGCCCATCTTGCCGTTGCGGATGGTGTTGCTGCCACCCGCTTCGCCGACGAACGCCTGCTCGGTGAACCGGGCAAGGCCCATCATCACGCGCCGGGCGACCGGCGGGACGACGAAGAAGCGATCGTTCATCGGGATGTTGTTGTCGTCGAGGACCTGAATCACGCGCCGGATGCCGGCGTCGGTGATCGCGGCTTGGTTCGCCGAGTTGTCGACGTACGCGGTCGTGCCGTCGGAGCCGATCACCGCGCCCGTGTAGGTCGCGGTCACGCCCGAACCACCGTTGAGGGTGGCGGCGGCGTAGAAAATCTGGCTGTCCTTGGCGACGGCCAGCGCGTAGCCGGCGTCATCGGTGTAGAACCGGCGCAGCGCGGCGGTCGAGAGCACCTCCGCGATGTCCTCGATGAGACGCGAGTACTCCCAGTGCGCCGTCAGGTTGAGGGTCACGGACGAGCCCGCTTCCGGGATCAGCGTCACGACGGTCGAAACCGCCTTCGCCGAAGCCGAGCCACGGGTGGGTTTCGGGAACTTGATCGCTTCGCCCCGCTTGCCCTTGACGCTGACGCGCCGGACGCGGGTGGCGAGAACGAGGTTCGCTTTGTGGGCCGCGAGGATCTCGTCGGACCAGAGGGTCGGGGTCCAGCCCGACGTTCTGGTTTCGGTGATGTCGACGCTCGATGCCCCGAGATCGTATGCCATGGGGTAAGTCTCCAGTTGGGATGAGGGAAAAGTTGAGCCCTGCCAGCGCGCTACCCGGCCGTGCCGGACGCAGTGGGGTGGTTCGTCGTTCCCCCCGTTCAGGAACCAACGGGGACGGCAGTGATTCGGCGCCGGAGGACTGCGGCCCTACCCGGCGAAACGCCTACTTGATCGTGACTCGCTTGCGGGCCAGAAGGAAGGCGCGTAGGAAGCCGTCCCCGTGGATCGTCGCGCGCGGCCGCGGGGCCGCACGGAGCAGTTCTTCAGCAACGAGCGCTTCCCGTATAAGCAGCTCGTTGGTCATCCAAGTCTCAGTGCCCAGCCGCACCGCCCGGACGTTCGACTTCAGTCCGTGGTGGGCGCCGGCGTGTGTCTCGCCGCCGCGCCCGAGGCCGGCGTCGATTCCGAACCAGTGCTGGTCGCGGTAGCCGAGCGCGGCCGCGAGGCCGATGATCGCCATCCCGGCGTCAGGCAACCACTGCAGGTGCGGGTAGTCGCGCGCCGGCGATTTGAAGCCCGGCGGCAGCTGCAGGCCCGGCACCGGAACGCCGAAGGCGACCGGCGATGCGCCGTCTGCGCGCGCCCGCTCGAACATGCCCGGCGCGACGTGCAGCGCGAAGGCGTACTCGATCTCCGGCCGGTAGCGCGTGATGTACGACGCCTTGTGCGGCCGGAACTCTACGTCCGTGTGGCGGGTCGGCGTGATTCCGGCCTCCAGCAGCACGTCGTGCGCCTTCGAGCAGGTCCACACCGGCACGCCCGCCGCGGCCAGCTCGCGAAGTTCGCCGAGCGTGTCGCGGAGCGACGGCCCGTAGCCGACGATGGCCACGGTCGCGTCGCGAACCTTCGCCGGCCGCCACGCCGGTTGCCCGGCGTTGGCGTCGACGTTCTTCTGCATGTGCGGGATCGCCGCCGGATCCGCCCACGTCGCGGTGCGCCGCAGGGTCTCGCCCTGCAGCACACCCGCCGGTGACGTCTGTCCGGCGCCCGCGTCTACGGTCGCCTCCATCGCTCGCTCCAGCGCGCCCTTACCGGACGCGCCCCTCGCGGTAGGCGGCCTCGATCTCCGGGGCCATGTTCTCGTAGCGCTCGCGGTCCGTCTCCATCAGCTTCAGGATCTGCGCGCGCCGGTAGATCGGCTTCTTCCCCTGCTCTTGGCTCGGGGTCGCGTTGCCGCCGGTCGGCACCTTGGCGCCGCGCTTGGCGTTCGCGCGCCGCGCCTCGGCGTCCTTGCTGGCGCTTTCCTTGACGGGCTGCCGCGCGGCCTGAATCTCTTTCCACGTGCCGAACAGCTCGTTCGCCGCGACGAAGTCGTAGCGCTGGTCAGCGGCGCGGAGCAGGTTGACCCGATACGGGCTCGCCCCGACCCAGCGCTGGAACTCCGGGCTCGCGAGGATGTCCCCGTGGTCCGGGTGCGTGCGGTCGAACGCGTCCTTCGCCTGCTGCCGGCGCAGCCCCTCCAGCCCGGCTTGGGCCTTCGCGGTCTCGGCGCGGATCCGCGCCAGCTCCGGGTTCTCCTCGATGGCGCGGCCGAGCGCCTTGCTCGGCGAGGCGAAGAACTCGCTGTCGTCCAGCGGCTTGCGCTCCTCGGCCGGCTTGCGGTTCGCGGCGGCCAGCTGCGCTTGGATGAGCATGTCCGCGCGCCGGCGGAACTCGCCCAGCTCGCGCGCCTGCTCGCCGATCATCCGCTGGGAGTCGGCGTACATCTTGCGCAGGTCCTCCAGCGTCTCGCCCGGCTTGGCCTTCGTGTCCGGCTGCTCGACATCGTCCTGCTCGTCCGCCTGCGTGGCGCGCTCGGCGTCTTGGTTCGGAGTGGGCGAATCGTCCTTGATGGTGATCGCGTCCAGATCCGTGTACTCGACGCCCTCCTCGTCGGGGAGGAGGTTGTCGACGGCGCTCGATTGCGCCTGCGGAAGTTTTGCTGCCATTGCTACCCTCTCGCTCAGGACAATGTGGTGTGGGGCGCGGGGCTGTCCTATCAGGACCCCGAGCCCTTTCCGACGCCGAATGCGTCGCCTACCTTACCGCCGGTGAGGTACTCACCGTGCTCTTTCATCACCTTGCGCTCTTTGCGCATGTGCTGCTCGCGCCGCGCTTCCCAGCTCATGGTCGCGCCCGGGAAGTGGCCGCTGACCGCGTCGAGGTGAGCCCGGACCGCCGGCAGCAGCCGGACGGAGTCGGCGCCGCACGTCGGGCATGTCAGGCGCTCCGCCCCGGCCTGCACGAAGTGCTCGTGCACGTGGCCGTTCGCGCACCGGAAGTCGAATACGCGCAGCGCCATCACTCGCCTTCGCCGGTCTGCTGGCGCAGCAGCTCCGCGTACGCCGTTTCCGTGACGTCCTTCGCCGCGATGACGAAGTCCAGCACGTCGAGCTGCCCCTTGACGAAGTCGTGGGACTCGCGCTTCACGTTGCGCAGGTTGCTCCGCGCATCGGCCTCGGCCTTCCGGTCCTCGACGAACGCCGCCCAGCCGGGCGAGGCGAACATCGCGAACAGGTCGTCGTAGTACTTCTGCAGTGCCGCGTTCTTCAGCACGTCCATGCGTCGCTCCTCTTCGCTCCGGTTGGGTAGGGGCCGCGGCCGAGACGGCCGCGGAGCCGAGGGAGCGAGGCCCGGCTACTTCCCCTAGCGGGTGGGCGCGGGCGGGGCGGGCGGGTTGACGGCCGCCTGCACCACCTCGCCTCGCGCCTTCGTCCTTGCGGCCTCCACCGTGGCGGCGGCCTTGATCCGTTCCTTCGCGACGCTCGCCTGCGTCTGCGCGGCGGCGATGCGCTCGTTCGACTCGATGTCGGCCGCCTGCGTGATCTGCTCGGCGACGCGCATGCGATGGTCGAACTCCTGCGCCATCTGTTCCTGCGGCGTGTTGTAGATCCCCTTCAGCGCGATCTCGCGCGCCTGCAGGATCGGCTGCGCCGCTTCGGTGCGGGCGCGCGCCAGCTCCAGCTGCGCCTGCGCCTCCAGCTCGGTGGCCTGAGCGTTCAGCTTGCGGATCTCCGCCTGACCCTTCGCGATCTGCAGCTGGATCTGGACCTGCGCGAGCTGCTGCTGCAGCGCCGCCATCTGCGGGTCCTGCTGTCCGCCCTGCACCTGCGCGGCTTGGTCGGCGAGCTGCTGCTGCTTCTGCAGCGTCTCGATGATCTGCGCGCGGTTCTGGAGGCCCGTGTTGCCGATCAGGCCCATCAGCAGAGAGCGCTGTTCGGGGCTGCCCGGCTGCATGGAGTTCATCAGCTGGGTCAGGTTCATCATCTCGTACTCGCGCTGCATGATGCCGATCACGCTCGACGCCACGAACGTCGAGTTCAGCGGCATGTATCGCTGCGGCGAGTACTGCATGTTCCGCCACAGGATCTTCTTCAGCGTCGGGATGAAGAACGAGTCCGTGAAGTTCATCAGCGTGCGCTTCGAGCGCTTCACGACGCCCGAGAGGCCCATCGAGAGGGCGCCGGTGCGCGCATCGCCGCCGGCGGCGCTGGTCGCGAGCTGCGTGGTGTTCAGCGCGCCGGTCGCGCGCTGCACCATCTGGTCCAACATCTGCGACTGGTTCCACGTGCTCTGGTCCGGCGCGCCGAAGCGCAGCTCTTTGAAGGCCGTGTTCGGGTCGCCGGCGATCGGGATCGACTTGCCCGGCTTGGACTTGAACTCGAAGCCGCGCGGCAGGCGCGTGGCGTCGAACGTCATCATCGGGCTGTTCGCGAAAGCGAGGCAATCCATGCGGTAGCGCAGCTCGGCGTCGAGCAGGCGCTGCGGCAGCTGCCCTTTCTCGCCCACGCCGCGGCCGACGAGGCGGCCGGGCACGATGTCCCACTTGAAGATGGTGACCGGGCGGTCCGCCATGAGGTACGGGGTCGGCTCGCCGACCAGCAGCACGCTCTTGTTGGCGATGACGACCACCGCCTCGACCATCGCGGTCTCGCCGACCTCCTCGGACTTCTCCTCGTCCGGGAAGAGGTTGACGACGGCGTCCTCTTCGACCTCCATCCCCTTCGCCTTGTCCAGCAGGTGCGCCGGGACGCGGCCGTAGTAGCGGATCACGTGCGCCGTGTCCGCCGGGATCTGCGCCTTCTCGCCCTGCGCGTCGGCGCGGAGGTTCGGATCGGGCTCGTAGGCCCGCACGGGCTCATTGTCGAGGTAGTCGCCGCGCTCCTGTCCGTCCCGGATCAGGTGCAGGCCGACGTTCTCCTCGATCGCGACGCCGAGGCCGTCATCGACACCCCGCGCGTTGGGGTCCCACAGGAAGTTGCGCGGGTTGACGCTGCGCAGGCACGCGTAGTCGTAGTTGATGACCTTGACCTGCGCCTCGATCGAGCCGTCCGGCCCCATGGCGGGGTAGATTTCGCGCCGATCGGCGTCCTCGACGAGGATTTCGCCCACCCCGAGGCCGTACACGGCGCCGTTGATGAGCACTTCGGAGGTGTTGGCGACGAACGACGACCCGATCAGGTCCTCTTTCAGGCGCACCTTGTTCTTTTCGAGCGCGGCGGCGAGCTGCGGGTTGTCCCCGACCTCCGCGCGCATGTCGAAGAGGTCTCCGCGACCGAAAACGGCCTCCTCGATCTCCGCGACGTTGCTCTCGACGGCCTCGGAGAGCGCCGGCGACACGAAAGTCGAGCGCTCGGAGCCCCGTTCCTTCTCCGAGGCGCTGTGGATGCCCCTCCAGAGCCGCTCGTAGCGGTCCCAGTCGGCCTCGTAGTTGCCCTGCCGGTGCGTCCGCCACTCGTCCGTGCGCGCGACGACCCACGAGACGAGAGTTTCCTGCTTCTTCTCGTCCTTCGGGACCTTCTTCTCGTCGTCGGAGTCGACGACGCGCGCCTGATTCGCGGCAAGTTGAGCCATTTCGGCCATTCGTGTCCTCAGAATCCGATTTCAGTGTCGAGCGGCGTCCAGTACTCGCTCTCTTTGGTGCCGCCGATGCCGTCGAAGATGTTCTCATGCGCCATCTGAGCCACGTAGGCGATGGCTTCGACGCCGTCGTCGTGCACGAGCGCGTTCGGGAACGCGGCGAACTGGTGCTCGACCTCGCGGTTCCAGTCTGCGCGCCGGAAAATAACCTTCCCTTGCTCGATCCGGCCCTGCAGCGCCCACGCCACGCGGTCGTTCTTCGACTTGTTCTCGTGCGAGAGCGGCAGGATCGCCGCCGAGCACTGCGCCGCGAGCAGCTTCTGGCGCAGGAGAGGCGTCACCGCGTTGAACAGCGCGCCCTTCTCGATGCCGAGCCGCATCGACTTCACGCCCTTGACCGCCTTGACGATCTCGTCGGCCGTCTGCTCGATGCCCCAGCGGCCAAGGATGACGTCATTGACCCACCACGTGCCGTCGTCGAACACCTTGACGACCGCGATCGCGGTGTTGTCGAGCCGCTTGGCCCGGTAGTCGGCCGCCTTCTCCACGTCGGCGAAGCCAGCGAGGTCGACGCTGACGTACCAGTCGCCCGGCTTCTCGACCTCGCGGTCGTTCGCGATGGCCTTGGGCTCGCTCGTCATGTACTTGATGTTGTCCAGCTGGAACACCCGGCTGGAGTACGTCTTCGTGGACGCCATGAACTCCCGCTCGAACTCGTCGCGGGAGAGCGTCCGGCGCGCGGCTTCGATCTCCTCGCGCGGGATGAACGGGTTGTCGTAGGTCGTGAAGTCGAACGCGGCCCACTCACCGCTCTCGTCCGCCTTCGCCTCCTCGTGCAGCTTCGTGAAGTGGTTGCGCGGCTTCGGCGTGCCGATGAACAGCGCGCGTCCCTGCACGTCCGCGAGCGCCGGACGCAGGATCGAACTCCACGTCTCGGACTTCATGTCCGCGAACTCGTCGAGGATCACGTCGTAGAGGCCAACGCCCCGCAGCGTGTCCGGCCGGTCGCTGCCCTTCACGCCGACCTGCATGCCGTCGTCGAGGTACAGCATGCCCTCGTTGACGTTCTCGTTCGCCAGCAGCGGCGCCAGCGCCTTCTTCAGCGGCTGCCAGTAGAACAGCTTCGCCTGCGCCTGCGTCGGCGCCACGAGGAACACGGGCAGCTTGCGCGTGTTCGCGGGGTCAACCGCGCTCGTCACCGCCCGTGCGATCGCGAGGTTCGTCTTGCCGAACCGGCGGCCGGCCATCAGCGAGACGAATCGCTGCGGCGCGGTGAAGACCCGGTACTGCGCCGGGTGCAGGGTGAACGTCAGTTCCATGTCGCTCCAGCCAGTGGTCGGGGCAGTACCATGCGCCGTCTGCCCCGTACATCGCGGCCGCGCCGCAGCGGCAGCGCCGCGGCAGGCAGCGTGCCCGGGGCCTGTGGCTGCAGCCCGGGATCGCGCAGTTTACCGAGTCGGGTCCCACACCTCGACCGCTTCGGGAAAGAGCACCTCGCGGCACTCGTGCTCCGGCATCGGGGATGCGTGACGCAGTGCCTCCATGCAGGTTGCACAGCGCGCGTAGGCCAGCTCCGGGAACGGCCCGCGGCGCAGATGTGAGAGCGCCGCGCGCTCGTCCTTCTCGTGCGTCGTGGCGAAGATGTCTGTGAAGAACCCGCTCACGTGTTCTGCTCGGGGATGGCCCCGGGCCAGGGGGTGTCGGGCGGGGTGTCTGTGAGGCTCGCCCCTTCGCCGGTCTCGAAGTCGGCCACCGGCTCGACGCCGCCGGGGATGTCCTCCTCGCCGATCGAGTCGGAGCCGCTCTGCAGCGCGCCGACCACGATCATCTTCTGCTGGGACTGGGGCAGCGCCCGGAAGGCGGAGAGCAGCGCGCGCTGCTGCGCGTCGAGGGCGTACTGCCCGGCCGCGGCCGCCGCCGGCGTCAGGGCTTGCAGGGGGAGCCGCGTGCCGCGGCGCTTGCGCATCATAGCCGTTTGATGTCCGACTCAGAGCAGGTCATCGAGCCGGCCTCCAGCGCGCTCACCCGCTCGGCCAGCGACGCCACCGCCATCTCCAGCTTCACGATCCGCGCCTCCAGCGGGTTCACCGGGGTCGGCGGCGCCGGCGGCTCGCCCGCCTCCGCCCGCACCCTGCGCCAGAACTCCGACCGGTTCTCCCACGGGCGCTGCGCCACCGCCCACCTGCCCATGTCCCTCTCCATCTGCTCCAGCGCCCGGCGCTTCCGCTCCCGGGCCTGCGCCATCATCAGGTCCAGCACTGCGCTCATCGCTCGCTCCTACCGGGCGGATGTTGATCGTCACCTGCCGCGTCTGCGCCTTCCCGCCCTTCAGCAGGCCCGCGGCGTTCAGGCCCAGCTCGGCGAACATCTTGGCCGGCAGGACCCGCTCGGTCATCAGCTTGAGCGCCCACGTGTGCTCCGTGCTCGACTTGTCGAGCGCGTAGGACATCACGAGCGCCAGCAGGTCGGCGGCGTACTCGTTCACCGCGCCGACACCCTGCCCCATCGCCTCCCGCAGCTTGCCGGGGTCGACCGGCATCCCTTGGGCGGGGCCCCCGCCGGTTTTATCGGCGTACCCCTTCGCCCGCGCGACGGCGTCGGCGCGCGCCCGCTCGCCGGCGCGCTTGGCCTTCTCGTTGATCTTCTGCCCGGCGCGGTAGCACTTCAGGCAGCGCGGGCCGTAGGCCTTCTTGGTCCCGGACCGGCTGTCGGAGTACCACGTGCCCGGCACGAACGGCTTCGACTCGCCGCAGGCCGCGCAGGTCTTGTGCTCGACCTCCAGCGGCCCGGCCGCAACCTCGCTCAGCGGTTGGGGGGTATGGGTCTCCATGTCCTCATGGTAACACACTCCCCAACACGTCAACCCGCCCCCGGCACACCGCGTACCGCGCACTGCACAGGACCATCCACGGCCCGTGCGGCGGCGCGCATGGCACGGTGCACACCCGCGGTGCGTCCCGCCACCTGCGCGCCGCTGGGGCCGCTGTGGCGCGTCTGGCACGGTGCGCCGGGCCATCCGGTTGCCCACCGGGACCACATGCCGGTGGGTAACTGGCACACCGCGCCGCGCTCGGGGCTCGGTCCGGCGGGGCCGGCTGCGGTGTGCCGGGGGCGATGTGCTGTGTGCTGTGTGCTGTGTGCTGTGTGCTGTGTGCTGTGTGCTGTGTGCATCTTTTGGATTTCTCTTTGCGAATCAGCGAGGTAGCCGCGGAGCAACAGGCCGGGGGCAAGGCCCCCCACCCCCCTGTCGAAAGCTCGACGCACCAGCACAGTGCATAAAGCACCACGCAACAGCACCTGATGACCTAGCAAGGACCGTGCCGAGCGCAGCCTGCACCATGCAGGTGCATGCTGCGCTGCGCAATGTGCATTCCGCATTCCGCAATCCGGAATCCGGTTTCCGGAATCCGGTTTGCTGGGGGGCGAGTTGCAGTACGCGGGGCGCTTGGCGGCGCCCAGCTGACCGGCCGGTCAGTAGCGCGAGCCGGCGACGAACGGTCGGTTTCAGCCGACGAACGGCAACACCCGTGTCGGGAACTTTGCTACGATGCAATTGTCTGATCACCACGACCAACCGACAGGAGGTTCACCATGCACGGCAACATCGCAGGCACACAAGCAACAGCGCGACTCGGCCGTCGGTCGGGCGCGCTTCGCACCGGAGTCCGCGCCGAAGACAAACGGCCCGGTCCGGTAACCATCATCGCAGGTCCGCTACCGGCACCCGAAGCGCGGCGGAACGAACCGGCGCGGCCGCTCATGGTGTTCGGCCTGCCGATGGTCGCGCTCAACGCGCCGACCGCATGGGAGGGCGAGGAGGGCGACCGCTGGTCCGATTGGGAGTCGGACCCGTACTACTCGGCGCGGCGCGCGCCGGCCGGCGGGGCGGAGTAGCGGCCATGCTGACGAGACAGCACTTCGCCGGGATTGCCGCCGCTATCGCAGCCAGTAAGATCCCCGCCGCCGACGATCAATTCTACGCCGGTTACGAAGCGGCGCGCGTTGAGTCGGCGCGCCGACTGGCCGAATACTTTGCGCTGCTAAACCCGCGATTCGATCGCGCGCGGTTCCTCGCCGCGTGCGAGGCCCGATGAACCGCGCCACGCAGGTCAAGCTTGCCGCCGTCAACGTGCTGCGGGTGTACGAGATCGCCGACGCAGAGACGCGCGCTGCGGGGATCACGTGGTACCCGCGAAACGCTGCGCTGCTGGCAGACGTCGCGCGGTCGGTCGGCAAGTCCGCGCATGCCGTCATCGGTGCTGCGGCCGCCATTTCGCCCGGCATGAATTGGGATCTTGTCCCGGTCTGCGTCGCGCGCCTAGCGCGCCGGGAGCGCGTCAGCATCCCGACCTATAACATGGACAACGTGCGCAAGGCACGCGCCTGCCTGAAAGGTACGGACCCGCTAGGTGTGCTCGGCGGGCCGAAGGTACGCGCGTTCTACGCGTGCCTTACCGCGCCCGCGACGTCGCGCGAGGTATGCGTAGACGGTCACGCTGTCCGAATCGCCCGCGCGCTGCCGGGGAGCATCCGGGGCGATGGCGCGGCGGAGGCGCGCGTCACCGAGTACCAGTACGCGCTAGTGGCTGACGCCTACCGGCTGGCAGCCGACGCCTACGGCCTTCCGCCGCATGCCATGCAGGCTATCACATGGCTCGCATGGAAAGGCGGCGCGAGCCGTAACGGTTCGCTGTTCCCACAGGAGTAGACAGCATGCCCCCTCGCCATGACCTTGCCGCGCTCGCGTTCAAGATGGCACGCCGGGCTCTGCCCCGCGGCTGGTACGGGACGCGCGCTGCGCCCGCCGACTGGCCCGCGCTGCAGGCGGCCGGCGCGCGGATCAGCGGCGCGCCGCTGCCTGTGTTTGACGGCGCCTGCGATCGCACCATCTGGGGTTCGCCCGCGGCGAACATCGCATTCCGGGCGTGGCACGATGCCGTGCACCTCGCCCTAGGGGCGGACTTCAGCAGGGAGGGCGAGGTTCGGGTGGCACAGGAGCAGGTTGCCCAAGCGCGGGCCGCGGGCGCGTCCCCAGGCGTGCTGGACGCCCTGTGGGCGGACACATTCGGGCAGGTCGAGTACTTCGCCCGGCACGGGATGTTCCCTGCCGACCAGATCACCTTCGTTCGCGCGTGCCTTGCCGGGGGCATCCCGGCTGCAGTAACCATGAAGGCAGGAGGGTAATTCCGTGTCGTGCGTCCACGTACTGTCAGTCGGACTGAATGTTGGTGACCGCGAACCGGGCAGCCAGCTAGGGGCGTCTCTGCGGGCGGTCGAAGCCTTGTTCGGTCCGCCCCTGTCCGTCGCCATGGGACGGTCCGAATGGGAGGGGGTGCCCGAGCGGTTCGTGCAGGTCGCGGCCCTGACCGACCACGAAGCCGCGCTTCGGCGGGCGCCCCTGCTGGCGGCCGCGCTTCATCAGCAGACCATCGCCGTCATCCGCCCGGGGGCGTCGCGGTGGACCCTGACCGGGGCGGGCGGGCCGACGCCGGGCGGCACCGTGGCGGAGTTTCCAGTCCTAGCGGAGGTCCCGGCCGAATGAACCCCCTCGCGCATCGCGCCCTCGCATCGCTCGCTCTCCCCCCTTAAGGGGGGAGAGCGCGAGCGATACGCAGAGGGTCTGCCCGCGATGACCGAGCGATGCCCGCGCGATCGCCCTTGATTCTAAAGGACTTTCCGCGCGATATCCGCGCGATACGCGAGCGATGCATAATTATTGGGTATTTTTCGCCGCGCGATACCCGCGCGACAGCCTTTGATTATAAAGGACTTTTTTTCGCCTCTCGTTTCCGGATTCCGTCGGGCTTTACAAATTATTCTTAATATTTCACTTTAACTTAGGGAGCACTATGCGTACCGCAATCTGCACCAAAACGGTGCATCCTGCCGCGCCGGCCGGGGGGCACCATGCTTGACCTGATCCTGTTCCTGTTCGTAGGGGGCTTCCTGTTCAGTGCCGTATGCGGCCTGTGGGACGCGTGGAACAACGCGCGCGACTCGTCCATCGACTTGGTCCCGGACCAAGAACAGTCGAGCCCCGAGGAGAGGGCCGCGGCCGCGCGCCGCTACCGGCGCATCAAGCGCGGCCAGTAGGGGGCGGCCATGATCGGACCGTACACACTGCACCCCGAGGTCCACGATGGGCACGGGAACTACGTGCCGGCGGGCCAGCCGGTGACCTTCGCGTCTCTGGCCGATGCGCGCGCTGCGCTGCGCCGCATCACGGCCGAAACGGGGGTTGTGCCGCGCGTGACCGACGGCCGTGGCACCCGGGTCTGGATCGTGCCGTGCGCCGACCTGTAGGGGCTTGACACGCGCCCGGATCCGTGGGACCATCGAGTATGAGGATGCCGTCGGGATGGTTGGTCGGGTCGCTGGCGTCGGAGGCGTCGGATGCGTCGCTGGCGTCGACGGCGTCGGAGGCGTCGCTGGCGTCGCTGGCGTCGGTGGCGTCGGTGGCGTCGGGGGCGTCGCGGGTGTCGCGGGCGTCGTGGGCGTCGTTGGCGTCGCGGGCGTCGGGGGACCGATGAGGCTGTCGTGGGCGTCGGAGGCGTCGTGGGCGTCGAGGGACCGATGAGGCTGCCGTGGTGGAGGGTAGGGCGGTCGCGGGCGTCGGAGGCGTCGCGGGCGTCGGCGGCGTCAGGGGCGTCGTGGGTGTCGGAGACGTCGCGGGCGTCGCTGGCGTCGACGGCGTCGGAGGCGTCGTGGGCGTCGCGGGCGTCGGAGGCGTCGCGGGCGTCGGCGGCGTCGGGGGACCAATGAGGCTGCCGTGGTGGATGCTCGGGCGGTCGCGGGCGTCGGTGGCGTCGACGGCGTCGCTGGTGTCGTGGGCGTCGCGGGCGTCGCTGGCGTCGACGGCGTCGGAGGCGTCGTGGGCGTCGACGGCGTCGCAGGCGTCGGTGGCGTCGGAGGTGTCGTGGGCGTCGCGGGCGTCGGCGGCGTCGGGGGACCAATGAGGCTGCCGTGGTGGATGTTCGGGCGGTCGCAGGCGTCGCGGGCGTCGGAGGCGTCGCTGGCGTCGCTGGCGTCGCGGGCGTCGCAGGTGTCGTGGGCGTCGCGGGCGTCGGCGGCGTCGCGGGCGTCGGTGGCGTCGACGGCGTCGCGGGCGTCGGGGGACCAATGAGGCTGCCGTGGTGGATGTTCGGGCGGTCGCAGGCGTCGCGGGCGTCGGAGGCGTCGCGGGCGTCGCAGGTGTCGTGGGCGTCGCGGGCGTCGGCGGCGTCGGGGGACCAATGAGGCTGCCGTGGTGGATGTTCGGGCGGTCGCGGGCGTCGGCGGCGTCGCGGGCGTCGGCGGCGTCGCAGGCGTCGCAGGCGTCGTTGGCGTCGTGGGGGTCGGTGGCGTCGGAGGACCAATGACACTGTCGGGGCACCTAGTCGACGTCGGATCGGAAGCCCGGGCTAGGTCCACCGCATCCGGCGGGACGGCAGTATCGCGCGGCGCGCGTCACACGCCGCCGCTGTGGTGGGCACTCTCGTTTTTTGGCTAACTGAAAGGACACTGAGCGAATGGACACCAAGCAGCTGCAGACCTATCTCGGCGCCGCGTTTCAGCGGCCGGAGCGCACTAGCGCCATCATGCTGTCCGGCCCGCCGGGCATCGGCAAGAACGCCATCCTCGGCGCGGCCGCCGAGGCGGCGCGACTCGACCTGCGCGTGCTGCCGCTCCCGACCTGCGAGGCGGTGGACCTGCGCGGCATGCCGTACGTCGAGAACGGCGTTACGAAATGGGGATTCCCGCTCCCGCGCGAGGGCCGCGGAGTGCTGGTGCTCGACGAAGCAACGAGCGCCGCGCCCGACGTACAGGTCGCCGCGCACCACGTGGTGTGGGCGGAGGAGGGTTCCGACATGACGGTCGGCAAGGGGTGGCACATTGTGCTGACCGGGAACCGCGCGTCCGACAAGACGCTGCACCGTGTAATGAGCGGCCCGCTCCGCAACCGTCTGACCATCGTCGACGTGGAACTTAACCCGACGCACTGGGCGGACTGGGCGAGCAAGGCCGGCGTGTCGCCGCTGATCGTGGGCTTCATCCGCTACATGCCGCAGGAGCTGTGCGCGAAGGTCGTGCCGCCGGATGGCGCGTTCGCGTCGCCGCGCTCATGGCACCGCGCCTCCGCCGATCTCGGGCTTGCGGTCTCGCCGGATATCGAGCGCGAGGTGCTGATCGGCAATGTCGGCGAGGCGGCGGCGGTCAAGGCGCTGGCCTACTTCGAACGCGCGCGGAACCTGCCGGCGATCGAGACCATCTACGAGTCGCCGGATAAGGCGCCCGTGCCGAGCGATCCCTCCCTCGCGTACGCCCTGACCGCGGCGCTCGCGCAGCACACGCTGATCAGCGGGCGCGGCATCATGGAGTACGTGTCGCGGTTGCCGGCGGAGTTCGGCGTGCTGTACCTGCGCGACATTCGCGACGGCTACGACCTGAGCAAGGACGACGCCATCCGCGACTTCGTCAAGAAGCACAAGCGGCTGTTTCAGGATCAGGAGTAGGGCATGACCGCAGCAGAGAAAATGGCGCGGGCGCGGGCGCGGCTGCTGCTGTCGCGCCCGTGGTGGGCGAGTCTCCTCCTGCACCTGAAGTACGTCGAGGGGACGATCTACGGCACGATGGAAACCGACGGCGTGCATCTGTTCTACGAGCCATCGTGGGTCGACTCGCTGCCGCTCGACGAAGTCGAGGGCGTCATCTGCCACGAGGTAGCGCACTGCGTACTGCACCACGTCACCCGCCGGGGGCACCGCGATCCGGCACTGTGGAATTGGGCGGCGGACGAGTGCGTGAATGCGATGCTCGCCGCGGACGGCATCCGGTTGCCGGCGGGTAGCGTGTCGCCGGGGCCGCTCGACGAGACCGTCGAGGATCGCTACGAAAAACTGCGGCGCAGCGGCAAGGCGCCCGGCAAGGCGCGCAGCGACCTTGTGGCCCCCGGGTCGGGCACGCCCCAGAAGGGCGAGGGCACGCCCCAGAAGGGCGAGGGCACGGGGCGCCCTGCCGGAGCGGTAACGGGCCTGTCGGACCGGCAGATTGAGGCCATGTGGAAGCAGGCCGCGCAGCAGGCGCGGGGCTTGCTGCCCGGGGCGCTGTCGCGCAAGGTGGACGGCGCGCAGGAACCGCGCGAGCGCTGGCAGGAACAGCTAGCCCGGTTTGTGTCGTCGTACGTGAAGTCGCCGGACCGCACGTGGTCGCGCTCCAGTCGCCGACTCCCGGGATTGGTGCCGGGGAACGCGCGACAGCCGGAGACCCGCGTGGCCATCGTGCTCGACACGTCGGGCTCGGTCGACGGTCCGCTGCTGGAGCAGTTCACGTCCGAGGCGCGCTCGATCCTCGCGGTGCAGGGCATCACGGCGCACGTTATGAGCGCGGACGCCGCGGTGCAGACGGTCGTGGAGCCGGGCGAACCGTTCCCGGAGTACCTCGGCGGCGGCGGGGGTACGGACTTCCGGCCCGCGCTTTCGCACTGCGAGCGGCTGGACGACGTCGCGGCGGTGGTCTACTTCACGGATGGAGCTGGCACGTTCCCGTCCGGATGTTCCAAGCCTGTACTGTGGGCCCTCTCACAGCAGGCGAGCGTGCCGTTCGGTGAGTCCATCAACCTCTATCAGTAGGAGAGACAGCAATGAGCAAGAACGTCGAGCAGGACAAGGAAGTCGACGCCATCCTCAACGGGTTGCAGGGCGATTTCCGCCTCGGCGAGCGGTACTACATCTTCACGGTCACGTACGCCTACATCGGCGTCGTGTCGAAGGTGACCGACTACGCCGTGTACCTCGATAGCGCGTGGATCGTGTCGCGCGCGGGCCCGGAGGCGGACGCCGTCACCAAGATCGTGCACGGTAAGAAGCAGCCGGAGACCTTCGAAGTTCTCAATGCGCCGATCTTCCTAACGAAGCAGTCGATCGTGGCCTGCATCAAGATGCAGGTCAAGTAGACGAGTCGTGCGGACGTACATGCTGCCGGGCCTGATGAGGCCCGGCCGCTTGCGATGGGCGAGGGCCGCATCGGTGTCGTGGGCGTCGGCGGCGCAGCTGGTGTCGCACACGCAGTGTAAGTCGGCGGCGGCGGACCAATGACTCTGCCGGGATGGATGACTGCGCAGTCGCTGTCGTCGTGGGCGTCGCGGGCGTCGGTGGCGTCGCAGGTGTCGGGGGCGTCGCAGGTGTCGTGGGCGTCGCGGGCGTCGGCGGCGTCGCGGGCGTCGGGGGAGTTGTGGGCGTCGTGGGCGTCGAGGGGCTAATGAGGCTGCCGTGGTGGATGTTCGGGCGGTCGCAGGCGTCGCTGGCGTCGGAGGCGTCGCTGGCGTCGCAGGTGTCGTGGGCGTCGCGGGCGTCGGCGGCGTCGCGGGCGTCGCAGGCGTCGCAGGCGTCGCAGGCGTCGCAGGCGTCGGAGGTGTCGTGGGCGTCGCAGGCGTCGGTGGCGTCGGAGGTGTCGTGGGCGTCGCGGGCGTCGGCGGCGTCGGGGGACCAATGAGGC